CTGTTTGAAAAGTAGCTGAATAACAAATTACAGCTAAAATTGTTAGCAGTGAAGGTGATATTGAAGAAGAAATAATAAGTTAATTTGTTTGCTAAATTAAATGATATCAATTATTAAATTATTTTAATAAAGTTATTAAAAGTAAGGAGACATTATATGCCACAAATCACAATTAATGAATATGATTATACAGGTATACCAGCTGGATATAGTGCATCAAATACTGTTTTTATTCCAGGACCATTAGGTAGTGATATTAATCTTGGATCTTCAGATTTTTCAAAACCAGTTCTTTGTAGAACACTTGATGAATTTGAAGAAAGATTTGGTAGTAGAATTACAGAAGAAACATCAAATTTTGAATCTTGGATTATGGCTCATCAATTAGTTAAATTAGGATTACCTGTATTATATTGGGGTAATGTTGATGTAACTCAGATTGGAATGCCTGAATATGTCTATAATGAAGTAAAAGATAAAGCATTATACGATATTAGATTCATAACAGCTGGAGCTATCGGTTTAGGTAGCTATTTATCAGGAGAAGAATCAGGCGGTAGTGCTTTTGATTATATTGAATTAGCTCAACAAATGATTGATTCAGCATATCAAAGAGGCGATGCTATTGCTTTATTAAGTCCAGTTAAAGATATTTCTAGTCCAGAAGCTGTATTTGCCTTAGCTCAAGAGATTCAAGAAAAAGGTTCTTGGACTAAAGTAAGAGATCCATATGATCCAGAAGCTGGTAATGTTGACTCAGATGAAAAAGCAGCTTTAAAATTTGCTTCGATGTTTTCTCCATCATGTAAGTTTGCCTCAATAGCTAAAAATGAAAGCTTAACATCTTCTTCAGCTATATTGCCTGGCATATTTACATATTTATCAGCTTATGCAAGATCAATTAGTAAAAACGCTACTTGGTTTGCTGCTGCAGGTTCATTCAGAGGTATTTCACCATTTAAATATGAACCAGTAGTTGCTTACGGTGAAGCTGCAATTAACGCTTTACAAACAAGAAAAGAAGGAGATAGTTGTGTTAATACAATTGCTGAAATCAGACCTTTCGGAAATCTTGTTTGGGGTAATAGAACAATGTTACCAAATGTTAATTGGGAAACAGTAGCAGATGGTGGATTAAAAGCTTCTCACTTCTTAAATATTAGACATTTATGCTGTGAGTTACATAAAACTTTATACAGAGCTAGTAGAAAATATACATTTGAACAAAATGATGATATTTTATGGGCTAATTATCAAGCAGAAATCAAACCATTGTTAGATAAGATGAAAAGCGGTAGAGGAATTCGTGGTTACAGAATCATCAAAGTTGCTTCAAATAGAAAAGCTGTATTAAAAGCTAAGATTAGAATTAATCCAATTGAAGCTGTTGAAGACTTCTACATTGATATTGAATTAACTGATAACTTAGATGTTTCAGTTGATGTTGAATAATAAAGGAGAATAAACGAATATGGCAGAACAAATTGGTACATATCATTTATCAGACAATCCTCAGCTTTATGAAATTCAACGTGCTAATTGTTTTGAATTCTTAATTCATGATGCTGAATCATTACTTCAAGCAGGTATCGATGAAGCAGATGCTGAAGCTGGAGATTACTTAACAGGTAATCAAGAAACAGTTAGATTATCAGTTGTTAGTTTCGATGTTCCACACTTCTCTCAAGAAGAAATTGAAATTAGACGTGGTAACTCAAGAATGTATGCTGCTGGTGTTCCAACATTTAATGCAGGTTCATTAGAAGTTAATGATTACATTGGTGCCGGTACAAAATCAGTTCTTCTTGCATGGCAAAGATTATCATATGATGTCACTTCAGAAAAAGTTGGCAGAATGGGTGATTGGGTTGATGCAAGTGGTGTTACACATCAAGGTTATAAAAAGAATTGTGAACTTATTGAATATACACCAGACTTCACACAAATTGTTAGAACTTGGGATCTAGTTGGATGCTGAGTTAAAGAACTTAGTGAAGGTAAGTATAGTATGGATGATGCTGGTAAGAAAGTTGTTACAGCAACAATCAGATTCGATAGAGCTATTCCACATCTTCCACAAG